CGCTTGGCTCGGGTCATTCTGGTGCCTCCTCATCCTTACGCCGCTGGATCAGCATGGCCTCGGCGCGCTTGAACAATCCGAAGCCGTCAAGCTCACCAGCGTCGATTGCCTTGCGGAATGACGGGGGCAGCATGGTCTTGACCAGCTCGCGGGCTTCCAAAAGATCGGTCTGCGAAAACACATTCGGGTCAGTCACGGTCAGTCCTCCCTGCGCACTGCGACGACATCGCCCGCGCTTCCGGTGTGAATGAATACGGTTGTCGAAACTGGCCAAGGCAGCGGATCGCACCAGCCCATGCGCAGTTGCGTGAACAGGCGCTCGCCCCATGATGCAGGTGGCTTTTGCTTGCCGGTGATAAGCCGATAGCCGGGGGCGGGCACTTCGCGGATCATCTGACAGGTGCCATCAGGCGCGGGCCGTCGCTGTAGCGCGGGCTTGGCGTGTCGGCGCGGTTCGGGCGCGGTATCGCATCCCACTCCACCATCGTCAGGATGCCATCAGCGCGAGGCTGCGGAATGAACCGGCGGCGGTTGTAAGACCTGGCGCGGATCACGTTGATGTCGTCAATGAACCGCAGCAAGCCGTCATTGCCGATCGGCTCTTTGCTCTGATGGTTATCTATCAGCTTGGGCATATTGGCCCTCCACTAGCTTGGTGAAAGATTTGGCTTGCAGGAAGAAGTCGGGATCGGCGCGCCAGCCATTATGGTTGTCGCCGTGCATCCACTTGTTCGATTGCAGGCAGCGGAATGCACTCTGCCAATCGGCAATCTCGGGATACTCCCGGCGGCGGACGTTGAACGCCCTGCGCCTAGCGTCGGTCAGCTTTCGGATTTGAGACAGCCCGCAGGCCTTGGCCGTGTCGTTCCAAGCCTCAACAAAATCATCAACCGTGAAGGCAGGTGCATCGCCAGATGCACAAGAACCTTTAGGTTCTACTTCTTCTCTTATCTTATCTACTCTTATCTGGGGCGTCACCGTGACGTCACCGTGACGTTTCACATTGTCACAAGCTTGTTCTTGTTGCTCTTTTTGGCGCTCACGATACTTTCGCGTCCGTTCTGCGCTGCTATCCGAACGCTGTTGCAATTCGTCCCATTTGCAGGGTTGCCAGTCCGCGTCGATCAGCCCCACGCCCATCAATCGGCGCTGCAGTTCCTCCAGTTCGCGGGTCTGCAAACCCATCTTGACGGCCAGACGGCGCTCCCACAGATCGTTCTTTTCGCCGTCAATCATGCCTTCGGCCTTGAGGCACAGCAGCGCCACAAAGTGCCACCTGTCCTCAAACGCAAGCAGGCGTAGGCGCTCGTCATCGACCATGCGGTGATAGACGCGGAACCACGGGAGCGCGCTCACTTGCCACCCCGCAATTCGTCATAAATCGGGCGCAGGATCGGAAAGAGCGTGCAGTAGTGGTCGAACTGCTCATACGCCCAGATCATTGTGCTATGGTCGTTCCGGCCCACAATCTCGGCAATGCGAGGGTAGGAATAGACCGCCGTGTTACGGTCGCGCAGGACGCGCGTAACCAGCGACCTGGCCGCCACGACATACTTTTGCCGAGACGCACTAAAGAACGTCTCACGGGGCAAATCCATTGCATCGCAGACGCGCTCGATCACGCTGTCGGCATAGCTGGTGCTGCCGTAAACAGGCGGCGGGCCTTTGTAGCGAAGCACCGCTGTTTTCTGCTTGGGTTTGTCAGGGATGCCCTTTGCCAGTTCGGCAATGCGCTTGCGTTCCTCGGCGGTGATGGTCGATGTGCCGCGCCGCGCCGGGAGCGGCTTGACGATACCCCGCACGCGAAAGTCGATGCCGTCGCCTTCGGTCGGCTCACCAATGTGCGCGCCTTCAACCTTGACCGGCAACCGTGCGAGGCGGCGCTCGATCTCGGCAATGCTAAGACGCGGCCCGCCCATGTTGATTAGGTTGGCCCTGATCTTGTCGGGGCAGCGCAGATAGCTGAGTTCTTCAACGGTCACGGCGCACCTCCCATCCCCGCTTTGCAGCGTCGGAACGTCGGGGGCGCAATGCCCTGCGCATAGCTAGGCGGCGCTCAAGTTCTGCGTGCCAGTTGGCTAGGCGGGCTTGTTCAATAAGGGGGTCTGTCACAGCGCCAACTCCCCGTTCTGCTTGTCAAAGCGGTAACCCTCAGCGGCGGCTTGCACATTCTTGACCGCTTGCCGGAAGTAGCTTTCCTTCAACTCAGCACCTACCCCGCGCCTTCCCAACAGCACAGGGCTATAAACTTCGCTCCCAACGCCCATGAACGGGGTAAACACGGTCTCGCCTGGGTTAGTGCGCAGAACGACACAGCGATCAATCACATCAAGCTGCAACGGGTGAACGTGCTTTTCGTCGTCCTGTTCGCGGCTATCCACGTAAGGCAGCACGCGCCCCGTGCGAATGTCATCCCACATACAGTCCGCATACTGTCGCCAAATCCAATGGCTATAGCGGTTCTCGGTCTGCTTGCCGGTAAATCCCCTATACCCCTGAATGTCAGACGGCATAGCGCGCTCGCCGGAATACTCCAACAGGCCCACGGGGTGCTTTACGGGGATCGGGTTTTTCCCATCGCGGCGGAATAGCAAAAGGTAATCACCCGATGCAATGCCGCAGTCGATGCTGTCGGCCACCAGCGAAGCGTGCGCAAGGTTCTTTTGCATGGTGCGCAAGCGAACCTCAAGAGGCTCTTTCCAAATCATGTGCCGACCCGCATATTTCCAGCCCTCGCTCTCATGCAGGCGGATAATGTCGCCCGGAAAGTCAATGTAGCTGTCAGTCCCAGAGTTGGAGCGCGGAACGTCCATGCAGTGAACGCAGCTCATGCGCCCAGCAAGTGTGATGCGAGCCTTCTCACGCACCACGAAGCGGTAATGCTCCATAAACTGCTCGTAGCTATCGCAGTTGGACAAGTCGCGCTCGTCGCTGCTGTAGTTGTAAAGTCCCGCAAAGGGCGGGGAATACACTGACAGATGCACCGATTGATCGGGAAGCCCCTTCATCACCTCGATGCAATCGCCATTGTAAAGCGCGTATTCGTCTCCGAACGCTTGATCCTTAATCGCCATGTCTCAAACTCCCTTAAGCCATGATGGCACAGTTAAAACGCCGGTTTCCTCCCGGCGGGTCACACCCATTGCGTTGTTCATTTCCGCAATCAGGTTTGCGAACATTTCCTCAGCCTGCGAGGTTTTGCGTTGCAGGTTTGAAAGAATGTCGGCCTCACCTTCGCTAGTGATGATGTCCACCTCAACCTGGCGCAATTGCCCGAACCGCCAGCACCTGCGCAGCGATTGATAATACTGCTCAAACGAATGTGACGGGAAATAGATGACGCGGTTGCAGTGCTGATAGTTCAGCCCCCACGCGCCGATCTTGGGCTTTGTGATAAGCACCCGATAGCGCCCCTGCGGAAAGCCCAGCAGCCTGTCCTCTTTGCGTTCGTCTGTGTCGCTGCCCTTCACCTGCACCGCATCGGGGATAAGCTTTTCCAGCAAGTCGCCCTCGTCGTTCAGGTGGCACCAGATGATTACCGGTTCGGTCGTTCCGTTGGCAATGGCTGCGGCCATCTCGCACCGTTCTTGGATTGTCCTGCGGCGTTCGTCGCGCTGCTCCTGCAACCCGTGGGCAGGAAGCGAAAACAACATCCCATCGGGGCTAGTGCGGGCGCTGACAACGTGTTGGCGCTCAATCAGCGGGGGCAGGTTAAACCGACCGTCCTCAAAGCCGAGATCGGAAGGCTTGCGACACGCCCGCGCCCACGAACACACCCAGCGCCAGAACGGCAATTCGGCATGACCCTTCAGACGCCACTTGATAACCTCGCCGCGCATCCGTCCGCTGGCGCTGTTGTTCAAGTCGTTCTTAAAGAACTTGTTCAGCATATCCATGTAGCCGAGATATCCCAAAGCTTCGCTGGACGTTCCCAACTCGATAAAGTCATTGGGCGCGGCGGTTGCGGTCGCAAGCAGGCGATAGGGTCGCTTGCGCATGAAGGACGTAATCTCGCCCTTGCGCGTGCCTTTGAAGTTTTTCAGAATGCTGCTTTCGTCGCACACCATCCCCGCAAAGTCTTGGGGGTTGAACAGGTGAAGGCGCTCGTAATTGGTGATCGTGATGCCGGGCAGCGCAACCCCATCGCTCGAGCGGCGCGCTTCGATGCCGAACTTCTCAGCCTCTTGCACCATCTGTTCGGCCACGGCCAAGCAAGTGCCAATAAGCACATTGCCGCCAGTCTTAAGCCGCACGTTCTCGGCCCAGGACAATTCCATGAGAGTTTTGCCTAAGCCGCAATCGGCAAAGACTGCACCGCGCCCTTTGCGCACGCTCCATTCGATCAGCGACTTTTGAAAGTCAAAGGCCATGTCCGGCATGAAAAGAGGTTCAAAGCCGTGGTCTGCGCCAGCCTGCGTTTTTCGCGTCAAATATTCCGCATAGGAAACTTGCGCAGGCGCATCGGTGGCGGTAATATCTTGGGAAGGCATAGGCGCGTGTCTCCGCGTTTGTGTTAGGGCGGGGCAGATGTTTGCGCATCACCCCGCCCGACTTGTGTAACACACCCGAAACCGATTGCAAGCGGCTATGCGGGGTCAGTCCATTGAACATTGTGCTGCGCCCCGTAGGCGTAAAGCAGCTCGATCAATCCGGCAAATTGCTCTTTCGTCAGCGTCGAACTGCGCATTCCAACTGGGAACATTCCGCCGCCCTCAATCGCTGGCAGGAATTGCATTTCCACACCTAACGCGTTAAGAAACCGCAGTTTGATTTGCTCGGCGGTGAACGGGGCCATGTCCGGCACCTGGCGCTTCAGATCGCCGATCATTGGCCACAGTTTGCGGTTCTGCTTGTCGGAGCGCGTGGCCTTGCCTAGCCTGCAAACCATGTCCGGCGAGGCTTCGTCGATAAGGCGCTTGGCGTAGGCTTTTTGGCTTGGGCCTAGCAGGAATATGTTAGCCATGTTCCGCCCTTAGGCTTCTTGGGGAGTTTGCGGATTAGCATAGCCGTCTCCTAGGCTGTAAAGGTGGCGGGCGCTAACGCGGCCTCAGCCCGCCGTGAGGGGAGAGGGGGAACGGCCCCACCGCGTCAGCCTAAAATGGGATTGAGTCCGACAGGTCATCGACAGGTGCGCCGCGCCCGAGGTTCTGCCGGTGCTGTTCGTCACGCCGCCCGCCGTTAGGCTCACGCGGATCGAACAGGTTGGCGACAACGCGGCCCTCGCTATCGGGGATCGGCAGCGCGTCAAACACAAGCTGGATGCCTTTCGGGCCTTCCCATGCCGTGCCAATCTTGACCCAATAGGTGCCGCCGTCTTTCTTGGCGCGGGGGGTCATGATGTCCTTGCGATTGCTCATTATGCGGCCTCCTTCATGCTGTAGCGGGCGCGCAGATCGGCGACCGTGGTGTTCAATTCAGTGAGAAATTGGGTGACTTCGGCGGTGATATCCTCCGCCAGTTCCGCATCACGCTCGACCCGGCGAACGTGCATCTGCATTTCCAGCGGCAGGCGGGGATCGAACGAAACGAAGTCGCACCAATCCCGGCCCGTGCAGATCATCTGCCAGTGCATTTGCAGGACATACTTGCGGTCAATCGCCGCCCCGCGCAGTGTCTCAATGTGCGTTGCGGTGTTGGGGCATTTGACCTCGATCAGCCCGCTATCGCCCACTAGGCCGTCAGGCGAAGCGCCCGTGCCTTCGATAACCGGGTGCGGCACAAAGCCGGTTTCTGTGACCTCAAGCCCCGTCTGGAACTCATACATGGCCCGCGCCTGCGGTTCGGTTTCCGTCCCCCAGCGCATTGCCTCATTCGTAAAGCCTTGCTTAGGCACGTTGGTCAGGCGTTCGGCGATGATTTCGGCCATGTAGTTAGCCCGTCCCGCGCCGTATCCGGTTTTGATCTTGGCCATCACATCGGCGATGCGGGACGCGGTGACTTTGCCACACCGCTCTTGCAGCCATTCTGGTGAGCCTTGCTCATGCATCGGCCTTCTCCTTGGCCATGCGGGCAAGCTTGCTTTCAAGTGCGTCCTTGCACCGCTCGTAACCGGCAAGGGTTAGGTTGCGCAGCGGTTGGTTCGGCAGGCCGCACGCCGCGAGCAGCTTGGGGACGTTTGAGTTGGTGACTTGGACAAGCTGCTCAAGCCGCGCCAATTCATCGTCGTTAATTGCGCCCATAGGAACGTTGCCGTCCTCGTCGTCCTCGCCCACGGCGACGTTGAAGATGCCCTTCAGCAGATAGCGCGCGCCGTATGACCCAGCAGCGCCCGCCGCGTGGGTCTTGGTCATCACGTCGCCACCTTTGGCCCCCTTGCCGTCTGCGGGCATATCGCGGTGATAGGTGCGCGTGTGACCGCCAACGTGCGAGACATAACAAAGCACGCGGACGTGTTCGGGCTTCGGGCTGTCACCTTCATCGAAACTCAGGGAAAAGCCGTGATGCGTGTAGATCGGGCGCAAAACGCGATCCAGCTTGTCGAACGTGGCATAGCGGCTGCGCGTTTGGGGATTGCTGGCGTTTGCGCCGATAGTCCCCATTTCGCTCTGTGCAGCGTTTAGTGCCTGGTTGAAGGCGACCTCAGCGTCACGCGATTGAACGCGCTCCTGCATCTGCAAAAGCCGCTCCATCTTGTCGATGTCCACGTTCGGGTCACGCGCCGCCTTGGCGATGACCTCAAGTAGCGAGGAATTGTAATCGGCAACCGCGCCGCCCTCCTCAAGTTTGGTTACTGCATTCACGGCTGTTCTCCTTGGCCGATGTGGATGATGAATTGCCCCGTGCGGTTCGGAGAGATCGTCACAGTCGGGGCTGCAAAATGACGATCATTGATGCCAAGGGCCGAAGCGATTCCGTCGCCATAAGCCTTGAAGGCAGCGACGATGTTGTCTGCGTCAGGGGCAGGCCCTTTCGCTTTCGGGCAAACGGTGATGTGGACGGGGATCGGGCTATTGCCGACGCGCACGTTCGCGGCCTTTGCAGCCCATGCGGCTTGCTCGCGGGCTTTCCTGAAAGCCGCCGCCTTGAACTTGTGGTTAAGGGTGCGCCCGTTCGGCCAAAGCACCTTCGGAGGAAATGGCAGGACGATGCCGGCGCGCTTAACGCCGCCCGTGGTTAATGCGCCATCGCGGGACTGGCCTAGGAATGCGGGCGCGTTCATGCGCGTTCTCCCGTATAGGGCGCGTCATGGGACACGTTCTGCAAAGGGTTGGGGGAGACGCGGGGATTAAACGCCTCCCCCGCCGCACACGCTCGGGAGGGGCGAGCGGTGCGGCTGTTCATGTTCGCAGCATTACACACACGCCAGCCGAGGAATGGGCGAAG